GACTTACTCAGTACCAGCAACACTCGGGAGGTTCTAATGGGATGGGACCCAATAGGTGACATTAAAAGGGCCGTTGGCCCAGTCGCAAACTTCTTATTAGACCCTATCGGAATGGTTCGTGATGAAACTTACAAAAAAGGCTTGGGTGTCGATGACACCCAGCTTTACGCAGGATATGGCGCAGGAGCTTATGCAGGAGCAGCAGCAGGAATAGGTGCAGCCGGTACGGCAGGTACTACAGGAGCAGCTTCAGGATTAGGTATAGGAGCAGGTATAGGTCTTACCATGGATGGTGTACTTACAGCAGCAGGACAAGAACAAACCAATGCAGCAAATAGAGCAGCAGCACGAGAACAAATGGCTTTTCAAGAAAGAATGTCATCAACAGCACATCAACGAGAAGTCAAAGATCTTATGGCAGCAGGCTTAAATCCAATCTTATCAGCAAATGCAGGAGCATCATCACCAGGCGGAGCAATGTCTACATCACAAAACTCACTTGGAGCAGGAGTAGCATCATCACAAGCACAAAAAAACATCAACTTGGCTTCAAAACGGTTAGATCAAGAATTAGCAAATATGAAAGCTACAGAAAATCTAACTAAAGAACAAACAGAAGTCGCAAAAGAACAGAAAGGACTTACAGAACAACAAAAATGGGGAGAAACATACATTAATGAAAATAAAAAATTTCAAAATTGGATGCCTCATTTCCTAAATCGTATTATTCAAGGAGCAGGAGAATTAGGTACTCGCGCACGTAAAAATATGGATCAGAAAGAATACTTTAAACAACATCCTTTAGACATGCCAGAACCACCATATTCAGGTAAACGTACAGAAAATAATATTCGTAACGAATGGTTTTCATACGAATCTAGAAAAAAAGGTTCAACATATAATCAAAAAGGTACAACACAATCAGATCGAGATAAATACATCCAACAATTTAACAAAAGTAGAGGTAAAAAATGAAACAACAACAATACAAACGTAAAGATGGTTCACTTGGTATCAAAACTATCAACGAGAAACCAACAAAAACAAAGCAATCAATGCGAGACATGGTAAATGTCAACAACATCATAAAAAAATACCGTACAACTGGTATAATCACACACATCACGTCCAAAGACGGGACTTACGGCGATTTCGTGGAAATTAAAGATTTCCAGGGAGCACTCAACACCGTCATCAAAGCAAAACAACAATTCGAACTCTTGCCTTCTGAGACGCGAAATCGCTTCGGTAATGATCCAACTCAACTAATCAACTTCCTTCAGGACCCTAAAAATGTGGACGAGTCAGTCCGCCTGGGCCTGCGGGTCAAAAAAGAAGAGCCTATAAAAAAATCGGAGCAGAGCGAAGAAAAAAAATAGGCTCATTTGACCGATCTAGCAGGCTCTCAGGCGGACGTCCGACGAGTCCTCATTTTTCGGCCAGGTGTGGGTAAGTGGTGTGGGAAAACCCCCCACGGATGGGGGTGTTTTTCCATACCATCTTATCCATGCCTGGCGCACCGATAGGTGCATAAAAGAAAAAATCACTTTTTTTTGGGTCCTCCAAAAAAAATAAAATAAAAATCACAAAACAACTTGACGAAGTTTTTTAAAGTAACATCTTTAAAAAACCTAAGGAGAAATAAATGAAAAAAAAATCGTACTATAAACGAAATAAACAAAAAATCGCAATAATGCGATCTAAACCAAATGGAGAAAAAAAATGAAATACAAACATAAATCACATGAACTATTTAGCGTTCATTGCAACGGAGATACAACTTGGGACTTTCGTCCTTCATGTACAAAAGAACAGCTATTAGAAATAGCGCAAAGTATTTTAAATAATTTAGCTAAAACAAATGCAATCAAAGTTAAAATCGTTAAAAAAGGAGCACAAAATGATCAAACAAATTTTAGCAATTAAGGACCAAAAAGCAGGATACTTTTTAGATCCGCAAACATACAAAAGCATCGGCGAAGCCGAGCGTCAGTTCCAGCACATGGCGAACGACACAAAAACATTAGTATGTACTAATCCAGAGGACTTCGTTCTCTATCACATTGGTGAATTCGATACCGCTACAGGTACGGTTCACCATAACGCTGTACCAAAGTCCGTAATGCGAGCAGACTCGCTTAAAAAACTGGCTTCAGTCCAGTAGGGGACCCTCAGGGGGGCATATATTCACTTCTTGTTGTAATATATGCCCACTGACACCTTTTAAGGTTGTCAGTAAAAAAAAAGATGATATTCTAATCAAAGGAGGAAAAATGAAAAAACGACTAATTGTTTCAATAGTTGCTCTAATATTGGCTACCGTGTTAGGATTATCATCAGATGCAATTGCACCTTCCGTAGAGAAAGTATATTGCAAGTTTCAACCAGAGGAGTGTTAAGATGAAACGTTCAAAAATGTCAAAAGGTAACTCAAAACGAGTATTTAAAAAAAATTTAGGTGTTCAAAAAATGAATAATCTAAATATCAGACGCATGCGCGGAGGCGTACGTCTCTCATAAATAAGAAAGAGGTTCACATGCCTTGTTACTATCCTAGAAAAATGGGATTCGATCGCAATGGAGAAAGAACCTTTAAAGAAAAAAACCATCATCCAGAGTTTATACCCGTTACAATAAAGTGCGGACAATGCATAGGCTGCAGGATTGATAAATCTCGCGAATGGGCCGTTAGATGCGTTCACGAAATGCAAATGCACGAAACTTCATGTTTCATAACCTTGACATACAAAAACAGCGAACTCGTGTACACAAAAGACGGACTCCCGACCTTATTTCACGAACATTTTCAGCTGTTCATGAAGAGATTAAGAAAAAAATTCGGCGAGAATATATCCTTCTTCATGGCTGGAGAATACGGCGATAGAACCCACAGACCCCACTACCACGCAATACTATTCGGCGTAGACTTCAAAGACAAAATGCTACTTAGAAAAAACGAAATGGGAGATGATATCTTCATTTCAGAAACATTAGAAAAATTATGGGGACATAATGACTCAGAATTAAAACCTAATGAAATAGGCGAAGCAAATTACAAAACAGCCGCTTATATAGCTCGATACGTAGTAAAAAAGCTGACGGGCAAAATGGCCCCGTTATATGAAGGTAGGACTCCAGATTACGGGAAAGCTAGTAGGCAGTACGCTATAGGAAAAAAATGGCTGGAAAAATATTGGCCCGATATATTCAATTATAACGAACTTATCTTGCCGGACGGCTCGTCAGCACCAATCCCTAGATACTATGTAAACTGGTTGCAAAAATACCACTTTGACGCATACATGAAATACAGATCACGTGACTTAACCTATATGGATGATCCAAAATTCATTTATGAAAATTCGCGATCGCGATTAAAAGTTAAAAGAATAATAAAAGAACAAAAACTAAAACATCTTCGTAGAAATTACGAAGGCTAACAAAGGAGAACACATGCAATTCGGCTCACGCCATAACCAACACAGTTTCGCAGAAATTCCCGCGGTAAACACTCCGCGCTCAGTATTCCGGCGAGACTTCCAGGCAAAAGATACATATCAATTCGATTATTTGTATCCATTCTTCGTAGATGAAGTATTGCCAGGAGACACCTTCAACTTAAATGTAAACATGTTCGCACGGGTAAACACTCAAGTAGTGCCGTTAATGGACAGACTTTACGCTTCAGTTCATTTCTTTCACATTCCAAATCGTTTGGTATGGGAAAACTTTAAAAAGCAAATGGGAGAACAGGAGAACCCCGATGACACGACAGATTACCTTACTCCGTCGATTACTGCACCTGCTGTTACTGGCTTCGCTGTCGGTACTGTGTTTGACAAGTTCGGCATTCCTACTGCGGTTCCTAATCTTGTTGTAAAAAACGCACTTCCGCTGCGTGGTTATAATTTAGTTTATAATCAATGGTTCAGAGATCAAAATTTACAGGATTCTGTAGACGTTCCAATGGATGACGGACCAGACGTAGCAGCAGACTTCCCATTACAGAAAATTAACAAAGCACATGATTACTTTACATCGTCCCTCCCTTGGCCACAAAAAGGGCCAGACGTAACACTACCTTTAGGAACAACTGCTCCATTAATAAGCACAGGACATTCTCTTCAGGTATCTACTATACAACAAGCTAATCAATCCCTAGTAGCAAATGCAGGAACAAACGCTATATTTATGGGAGGAGCAGCTCAAGCGGTTACTCAACCACTATTCTGGGGCTCTGATATTGGCGCTGTAGCCGATCTTTCTACAGCAACAGCAGCAACCATCAATGCCTTACGAGAAGCTATGCTAATGCAATCCTTGTTCGAATTAGACGCACGCGGCGGAACAAGATACCCAGAATTATTATTAGCTCATTTCAACACAGTGCTTCCAGATGCCCAACATAGAAGCGAATATTTAGGAGGATCATATGTCGACGTTAACGTACACCCAGTGGCTCAGAATTCAGCAACGGAAACAGGCAAGCCTCAAGCGAATCTCGCGGCTTTTGCAACAATGTCAGCAGGAGGCGGACGCCTTGGATTCGCTAAATCGTTTGTCGAGCACGGTATCGTACTCGGACTTATATCCTTCAAAGCTTCGATCACTTACCAACAAGGCCTGTATAGAATGTGGAACCGCTCTACTCGATACGATTATTACTGGCCTAAATTACAAGGGCTTGGTGAACAAGAAATCTTAAACAAAGAAATATTCGCACAAGGAACATCAGCAGATGACGACGTTTTCTCTTATCAAGAACGCTATGCCGATTACCGCTACCGCCCATCAGAGATCCGAGGCGAATTCCGCTCTAACTATGCGACGTCACTTGATGCATGGCACATGTCGGAAGAATTTGGTTCTCTACCGGAGTTCAACGAAGACTTCATCGTTTCTAATACTCCTATTGATCGTGTACTTGCAGTTAGTTCCTCTCTTAGTGCTCCAATACGCGCAGACTTCGCATTCGATTACACATGCGCTAGACCAATGATGACTTACTCAGTACCAGCAACACTCGGGAGGTTCTAATGGGATGGGACCCAATAGGTGACATTAAAAGGGCCGTTGGCCCAGTCGCAAACTTCTTATTAGACCCTATCGGAATGGTTCGTG